GCATTTTTCTCTTGTGAAAACAAGAGTTATCTTTCTCGGTTTCACATCTCCCACAAAATTTAGGCACGGCGGATCACACTGAAGTCTTGTTCTGTGATTTCAATAGCCCGTTTTACTACAGCAACCAAGTCAGGATGAACACCTGATAGATTCTGCATACTTCTCTGTGACAGTCTGTAGTTGCTCATATTAACCTCCAGTAATGCCAAACATTGTATCTAACTGTTCATCAGTCACACCTTGTTCAGCAGCAATAAGCGCAAGAATAGGGCTGTCCCGACGAACTCGTTGACCGTCTACCCAAGTGGCTTTAGCCTCAATCCGTTGCTCAACAGAAAGCCCTGTAAGGAACCCATCGAAAGCACTCGGCCACACACCACTAGCAGCTTCCTCAGCTACGCTTGGTTCAATTACTCCTGCCGCTACACAAGCCTGTAGGAAATTGGCGCGGGACATGGAGGCGTTGGCGCGTTGGGCTTCTTTTACCTGTTCGGGCGTTGCTACAGGCGGTGCAACATAAGGTTTAACCTCACCTGATTTTTCTATCTGGTCAAACAACCCCCGGCTGTGTCTTTCTGGGTCGTTCGGGTCTGCGGTAAAGGGAATCCAGCCGAATTTGGGATGGTTTACTTCGCAGTCAATTCGACCGTCTGCTGTATATTGTGCGTTGCGATATTCCATTATGAAATCCTCACCCAAAGTGTTGCGCCGTAAGCAAAAGAAACGCCGCTATCAGCCCAATTATCAGACGCCGTGCTTCTCCCCAAAGCCATCCAAGTACCGCTTAATGAAGAGCCAACGGGAAAATTCCCCTGAGATACACGATCCTGCCGACCGGAAACTGCCGACACAGGGTTTAGATTAGACCCTGCTGTAGTTGACCCAAAAGACACATCCGGCCCATTGGCAAAACAATGAGTACCCACTGCGCCAGCAGAAAAGGAAGCAATTTCAGAAGCTACGTCTGTGGCCGGTGCCAAAGCCTCAATCGCCGCCTTCACCTTAGCAGGACTCACAAGGCTTTCTGTGGTGCTTGTACCTGTTTCCCAAGTGGCTGTTGTTTGATCTCCCAAAAGGCCTGTCTGGGTACCACTCGTGTTCACAACCTGCGTATCGTCAAGGATACGGAAAGCGTTAGACGACTGATCCAAGTAACCTACGTTAATCCAAGCGTCATCCGCTTCCGTGCGCATCTTGAGGATGTTGTTGCCCGTGTCATACCACAGCATATTGGCGTAGGTGGGAGAGGGTGCGGTTGACCCAGAGGAAAGACTCGCAAGTGCTTGCAAAGCGTCATTCAGGTCAGACCTAAAGTCCGGCGCTGATTGGTTTGCGATTATGTAGTCGTTTTGACTCATTAGTTATACTCCACGATTGCTTGTAGGCCAGTAATGGAAGGCGTTATATCGTCCGAGGTTGATTTCAACACTACACGGAAACGGAAGGCACGACCAGAGTATTCGCCAGCCCTAAACAGTTGATAGCCACTCCACGTAGGCGTCCCCGCAGGGTCATCGTCCGTTGTAGATATAAAGGCTTGCACATTAACGTCAGCGAAGTCAGCATCACCAGTGAAGTCATCAAACAAACCCGGCAAATCATCAAACAGTCCCGGCAAATCATCCCACAAACCAGTGGTGTTATCTTTACGCAAGACATTGGCCTCAATACGACTACGAACACGTCTTACGCTTCCTGTGTCAATGTAAGTGCTGAAGTCGTATGTGGCTTCTGACGGGGCTGTGGATGGGTCTGTGATTTCAAGCGCACTGCTGACTACACTACAATCCGTCTTAGTGCCACCAAAAGTGGGGTCTTCAACTTGAGTATCCGTGTTGGTGAAGTCTTCAATGTTAGCTTCAGGGACAACGATTGATGTGTAGTCTTCAGAGGTAATGCCAGACTTGTCTACAGCCTTAATGTGATAGGTTCCCGGTCGGGTAGGAACGGACACAGCAGAAGCAGGGCGGGGGACTTTATCCACAGCAGTGGTAGCATTAGCCCAAGTAGCTCCCGTTTCCTCTACAGAGTGCCTAATACGGTAGTAAGAGAGATCAAGGTCAGCAACAGGTTCCCACTCAAGGTGAATGGTTGCTCCGTTTACTTCTGCTGTAAGCCCAGAGACATCAGCGGGGGGTCCAAGAAGTCCATCAGCAGAAACACCTGTCAGGAACTCAAATTCACCCTTAATGCCAAATGTGTTGATAGCCCTTGCGCGGAAATCGTAGTCACCAGTCTCAAGGTCTACAACCCTGTACAAGCCAAGTTCACCAGTGCCAACACTTGTGTACTCAGATTCACTGGACCTCTTAAACTCTACCTCAACACGGTCAATCCCTTCAGGACGCCCAGAGGTAACATTTACATCAATGACATTCGTGAGTTTTTCTCTGAGGACTTGTGTAGTTGCTGTAGCACTCAAACCAACACTCGGAACCTCAAAGGGACTCAACAGTTCAGTATTATCCCGCTCATACACAATACCATCATCAACTTCGTCAAACACGCTCTCGCTAATCTCACGAAGCGTCATCTGCACTTGGAGGTCTTGACCATCAGTAAGCCCAAAGGTCCAACTCGTAACCTCAAACTCTTTCTCAGTCCAACCAAAGCGGTCAATACTAAGTTTGATAATGTCACCAGTCTGCACTTGGAAAGCACGTAGACCAAAAGAAGCACTTACTGTAAGCTGTTGGCGATTACGCTCAAGAACAATACGGGCAATCCTACGGGCCTCATCAGCATTGTCGGTAAACGGAAGCTCAAGGTCTAGGACACTCTCTTGCCCATTGTCAGCAGCTACAAACGCACTGTTGGTGACTTCGGGGTAGTCCGTGACTTGCCAGTTGGATTCTTCCCCACGGAATGTCCCCTTGACGGTATTGAAGTTGTCCCTACGTGAATGACGTGTCTTAACAGCAATACTACTACGAAGGTCATCCTCAGTGAACGTAAGTGTGGGGGCTACATAATAAGCAGGCTTCATTCTCCACTCACCTTGAGCATACCACAAAAGACCGCCCATAGACGTGAGCATGTCGTTCAGTATCTCAATCGGAGTGACCTGAGTTACGAAAGCACCATTACAAGTGTATCGCTTTTCACCACTAACTGTATCTGTTTCATCACACACATCAGCAGCCGTACTAACGATAGCATCATCAATATTAGCATCTGCTTCAGCCAGACCATAGCCTTCACTTAGGTAGTCTCTAAGGCACAGTGCTGGATTGTCGGACCACTCAGTAGTGTCAGTACGGGGGTCATAAACCTTCTTCCCTTTGATTGTAGCTGTGATGTCAGGAACACCATTAGGGAAAGCGTTCTGGTCAAACTGCAAACGAATGTACAGGTAAGCGATACCACGAAGGCGATGTTCGTTTGTCCAGCTTGGGTCTTCATCTACAAGATCACTGTCTGCTTCTTGGTCAGGTGATCCAAGGTGTGTATTTACGCGAATTTTGCCTGCGTACTTAGAAGGAGCAGTAACCTCACCACTACCATCAAGCGTAAGCACTTCATCATTAATGTAGACCTCATCAAAGGACTCGACTTCATGTCCAGCGAAAGCGATTACCCTATGTAGGAACTTGTTGTTAGTGCCTGTAGTCTTATCATAAACAATAGCACCACCGACACGCATACGACCGTAGACAATCTGGTGATCTAGTGCAGACCCCCTCGTAGTAACTTGATAACCTCTATTGGCACCACTTGTCTTAGGTTTAGGTGTAAGGGCATTAAGGGCAAGACCAATGGCTGTACGAGCAACAAAAGATAAAGCTACAGCAGCCCATCCAGACGCAATGGTTGTTCCAAAAGCCGCTATGCTAAACGCGCCAATACCCCCAGCGGAAGCTACGCTGACGGCAGTTGAAATAGCAGCGATTGCAGCAGTGACAGCCATTAAAGCACCTTCTGGAATTTAGTTTCTATTTTTGTGTAGCCCATACGATTCATCAGACCGTTAATAGGTTTCTCTGTAGTACCCACAATGTGGAACGTTTTAATACCATCTTCCTTCAAGCAACGCTCAGTGAACTGTATAAGCTCTTTAGCGACCGCTTGGCCCCTATGGGTTCTGGCTACATACAAACCATCATCACAGGCCAACACAGAGCCTCTAGAGTGCAAGTTAGGACTGAGGATTACCCACAAGTATCCTACAAGAACATCATTGTCTCTGGCAGTGAATATCTTGAGCATACCAAGTTCTTCTAGTTTCTCGTATGCGTCCCAATCCATATCCCAATCACACACATCACGCATGGGATAGACCTCGGAGAAATGACTTTGGATTAGGTCTTCGACAGACCCTCTTACATCATCTAAGAACTCTTGCTGACACTTAACCATTACGGCCCCACACCACTTTCTTATCTTGTAGAGATTCAACAAAGTCTAACCCCAAGTCACCGGGGTAAACAGACTTCTGATACTCACTTGTATAACGACGAGTCCTAGCCCGCTCCAAGTCAATCAGCTTATTCTCAACCTTAAGTTCGATGGTTCCGTAGTCAGGCCCTTCATCAATGTTCATCTCATCCATATAACCAGAGAAGATTTGGGTAAGACCAGTTTCTTGTAGTTCTAGTTGTATCTTACCGCCGTCTTCTAGTAGGATGTAAGCATCATCTTCTTTTTGTAGATTGCCCTTAGAGAACATGCCAAAGTATATCTTGCACACACGACCTTGATATGGAGACTGTAGAGCGAGTGAGATAACTTCCGAGGGCATACCACTAAGAGTAATCGTAGCACCTCTCACAGCAATCTCTGTGGTCTCCTCAATGCTACTAACATCCAGAAGATTTCCAGTTCCTGTGTAGCTAACCCCCTCAAATACAAGAGTACCTACACCAGTCCAAAGGCGCAAAGGTCCGCTGTCAAACTCTAGTTCAATCGCAAAGAACGGATAAACTACATCGTCTTCAAGGTTGTTCTGAATAGCAGTAGAGATGTCACGAGTGGCCATTAGTTAGTAAACCCCATAATCATTTTAATAACAACAAAAGGCGGAAGCCACACCCAAGGGAAGATAGGCTTGTAGTTATGTTCCTCACGCCATTCCCGTTTGATGTTGTCGATAAACAGTCCTTTGTGTTTAAGAACTATATGGGCATCACCGCTGTCTGTGCGAACTCTGTGGAACGTGGTCTTAAAGGTCCAGACGTTGACCCAAAAGTGAACCCAAGAGTGTCCTGCCATAATCCACGCAACACTCAAAGCATAGTCATCACAGTCGCCCCTAGAGGTTAAGGACCACCCGTCGATTCTATCCGCTTCATATGTCCAGCGGTCATTAAATTCTTTGAGTGTTAGTTTCTTCATTACCAAGGCGTCCCAGCAACCGTCTCAGGGTTCTTGTCTGCGTCGATCTTGCTGGCGATGTTGGCTTCTGTCTCGTCCTTGTCCACCTCAGTCCACACCCAAGCCAAGACATCAGCCTCAGTCAGTGTGTCAAAGGGCTTGAAGTCAGGGTCTTCCGGGTCAGGGGTAAAGCCAGCGGTGCCATACACACGAGCCGAGTAATCCCCGTCTACGCCTGTGCAGTTCCAATGTGCTGTTACCACTCCGCCTGTGTCGGTTTGGCGCTCAAGTTGTGCGATGGTCCAGTTGTAAGTAATCATTAGATGTTCTCCTATAAGCCGTCAGGCTGTCGCTTCGAGTTCGTTTACCCGCTTACGCAAGTCTTGGATTTCCTTCACGAGCATCGGGACCAGTTTGCTGTAGTCCACCGACCACATGTCGTCCTCAGTCTCGCCCTTCGTCACAGCTTCAGGTGCAACCGTCTCAAGTTCCTGAGCGACCATGCCGTATCGCTGGTGTTCACCGTCTACCTTCCAATCAAACTCACGGACTTGGATACCGTCGATCAGGTCAGAGGCGGGTTGAGCGTCTGCGATGTTTTCTTTGAGGCGTTCGTCGGATGAGGTGTTGTAGGAGGTGGAAGAGCCACTGGTTTGGATCGTTCCCACAAGGCCATTTGGGTTGCGAAAAAACATATGGTTAATGGTAGAGGTAGCGCCTCTACTCGTAGTTATCGTCCCGTCTGAACGGATAGCCATGCCATCGGAAGATCCGTTTGGAAGAGTCGTCGTCCCCACCAACAGATTACCACTGCTGTCGATGCGCATGGCTTCTTCAAGATCAGGGGTCGTAAAGCTAGAAGGGTGGGTAAAAAAGGCAAGACCTAATTGGTCCGGGTCGGACGTGGTCTGGACAGATGAGATCGCCGCTCCTTGTCGATCCGTTGCTCCGGATAGATTTCCGAAAGTTATCGCTCCTCCGTAGTTACCCGACCCTTCGGTGCCGCCACAAGGAATGTGTAGGCCAGAACCGCTTAGGTCATTGTAGGTGACACTGTAGTTTGAAGAAACAAAAGTGGACAGTTTAGCATTAGGCGAACTCGTCCCAATGCCTACATTACCACTGCTGTCGATGCGCATGGCTTCGGAGCCGTCTACGTCGAAACGAACGTAGGAACCGCTTGCCAAGCTAGTGGGATCAGCCTTACAAATAAAAGAGCCATCTGGGTTTGTCTGCAAAATCGCATAAGCGTTATTTGTGCGTTGCTGTATCTGAATGCCCGGTGCCGTTGTGTCTAGAGCGTTATCAAGAGAAGATGTCCCAAGCGCCACACTTTCTCTTGACGCATCGAAAAAGAAACCTGCATTTCCCGGAACCCCCTCAAACTGAACGTCGCCACCAGCTACGTCAAGAGGAAACGCAGGCGAACTCGTCCCAATGCCCACCCGATTATTCGCGCTGTCCACGTAGAGGGTGTTGGTGTCTACTGTAAGATCGCCAGTAATGCTCATAGAAGATACAGAAGACATCAACTCAGCACGAGTGATAGCCTTAGTTTCACTAGCTGAGGTATCTACAATAGCGATTTCGTCATTAGCATCATCTACATTAGCGCCAGTGATTTGGGTAAGTTCAGATATTTTACGGTCAGCCATTAAACTAAGTCCTCTACAGCTTCGAAACTAATGCCATATGCACTAGAGCTATTAATGTTCCATGATGTCATGTTGGATGAAAGGCGGAAGACACCCTTTGGGTTACTAAAAATCACAGTCTCGTCTGTATAGTCTGTTCTTAGCTTAGGCCAAATCTCAAGGTTTCCATCACCTGTCTGGTCAATCAACACTTGATGTAGTTTAGCCGCACTCCCGCTTCCTAGTTGGATGTAGTCACCAGCCTTAAGCGTCCCGGTCATAACTACAGTAACAGTCTCATCACCAGCACTACCACTAAGGGTACAACTACTAACATCCCCACGAGGACTACTATAGTCAGGGTCGCCCAGTAGAAATGTCCCCGTTTGACCCTTAAGGGCAGTCAGGAAGGCCTTCCACTCAGCAGCAAGGTCTCTGCGTACTGGGGGGATATTAACAGAGGCTTCCCACCGTTGACCACCATGCGAAACAATCTGTTGCTTGTAGGTAAAAGGCGACTGAGATGTAGCTACAGCATTAATAGCCCGTAGTTCAATACTCTCGAAGCCAATGGTTGTTGGTGTTGATAATGGGTAACTCACGGCCAAGGTGACTGTCCTCTATCCAAATGTAGTCTTGAAGGCACCACCACGGGCGCGTTGGTCTAGGATTTGCTTCTGTGTTAGATTAGCAATCTTAGGTGCTTCTTGGGCAATGATACGCTTAACACTATCGTCACCATTAGCTGCAAAGTTAAAAGACTGATTGATGACTACAGGCTGCTGACTCCCGCCCTCTACCTGAACACCCAACTTACCATTCTTACCACGCTTAAGGGGCATGATAGCTTCAGGGCCAGCCTCACCCATAACACCAAGTCCGCCAGAGTGTTGGAAGCCCGTGGGAGCAGTAACTACACCACCATTAGCATAAGCAGTAACTTTACCACCCTTTTCAAAGGCATTGCCGTTGGCAGAGAACAGAGCAGTTAGGAAGTTACCGCCCCCACCACCAGAGCCACCACCAAACAAACTGTCTAGGATTGGTTTAATTACCAGAAGTTCAAACGCTTGTTTAAGGACTAGACGAGCCATATCTTTGAAAGCATCACCAGCAGACTTACTACCGTCCACAATAGACATGAAGGCGTCCCCAAGACTGCTACGCATAGTGTCAGCAATCTTTTGCATTGGGTTCTCAGCATCCTTCAATGAGTCAATGTAGTCAGACATAATCTGTTGGCCTTGGTCCGCCGAGATAACTCCAGCATTGATAGCCTCATTGACAGTGATCTGTGCGTCCCGCAGTCTCTCTGCACGTTCTACACCCTCATCATACTGAGATACCAATCCGGCCAGTGCATCACGGGCTTTGTTAAACTCTTGGGCTTGCTTTTCAGCAGCGGACATACCACCACCACCGCCAGAAGAACCGCTTGTTCCAAAATCAAGGGCTGGCACACCAGCAGTCCCACCCGGTTGGTACGCTAGTTGCACTCTGGGGTCTTCCCTTTGCAACTGCTCGGCTGTAGGCCCGCCCCTGCCTGAACTACGGCCAACTTGGTTTGGGTTATAGCCGTAACCTCCGCCCATAAACTTACCCAAAACCGTTTTGCCAAAAGCAATGGCTTTGTTCAGGGCTTTCTGAATTGGTCCAGAGAAATCTACACCGGCAGCAGCCCTAAATGCTGATACAATGCCTTCAGCAGCGGTCCTCATGTTTTTACCTGCGGAGTAACTTAGCTCCATCATTTCAAGTTGTTTTTTAAGGGCATCTTGTCGAACTTCATGCAACTGGTTCATAATAGACTCGTTGCGTTCTTGCTCCTTCTTTTGCCTAAGCAACTCTTGAGCTACTGCCAACTCCTCTTTAGCGGACTGAAGGGCTTGTTTTGCAGCCGCTATTCTTTCGGAGGGGGCTAAGTCTACCAAACCACCAAGGAGCGGGATACCCTCTAAAAAAGACCTGCCGACAGTACCAGCAGTAAGCTCCCCTAGCGCAGACTCAAGTGCTTCTACCTTTTCTTGCGCGGTCTGAACTTGTTGGGTTAGTGTAAGTTCAAATGTGTTCTCAAAACCTGATCTGAGAAGCTCTAAATCTGACGCCATGTTAGCCACAGCCTGCCTTGCGGATTTCAGCTTATCATCAAAAGATTCCATCGCGCTTGTGGCACCGTTAGCAGAGTCCTTAGCAGCCATAAAAGCACCAGCCAACCCTGTACCAATGGCAAGTATCATACCAGCAATAGCACCAGCAGGGCCAAAGATACCTAGCAACTGAGAACCCTGTTGACCAAGGGCTACAAGAACGCTAGTCCCCGATTGGACCTGAACTGCAAAGTCTTGAATTTGGTAGCCAAGCTGTTGAACACCTACAGCCCCAAACCGTTTCATAACACGAGTATTCTTTGAGGCAATCTGACCGAACTGGTTCATGGGGCCGCCACCATTCTTCAAGAAGGCGCGATACTCGTTCTTTAGTTCACGAACTTGCTGCTCATGTCTATCAGCAGAAATAGCCCCACGAGAATGTGCTTCACCTAATTCACGAAGCTGTGTCTTGAAAGACTGGGCTGCGCGGTAAGTAGTGTTATATTGTAGTTTAAGCCTTTCGGTCTCTTGGTTATATTTTTGAGTGGCTTGCTCTGCTAACTTAGCTGCTTGCGCGGCTTTTCTCTGCTCTGCATCAAACCTGCGGTTAGCTTCTGTAGCTTCTCTACGTGCTTGAATGTAAGCCCTAGTAGCTGCTTGCTCTTGCTTTTGAGCGGCAGTATATTCCTTTTGAGCCTTACTTGCCGCCAAATAATCTTTTGACAACTTGGTGACTACAGCAGAGGCTTTTTGGTGAGTGGGGTAGAGTTTTGAAGCAGCTTTACGTAGTTCTGTCAATCCTTGCTGGTATTGTTCAGGGCCAATCTTACCAGACTGATAAGCCTTAGATAGAGTTTTAACACGGCCTTCAAGAGTTTGCGTGCTCTTAATAAGACTGTTGATTTTTTTCTGCCCAACAACTTCTGCAACAATTTGAATATCAGCCATTTGTTACCCTAATAAACACTTGATCCAACCTCTTGATAGCCTGTACGTCCCAAGCCTTAAGTGGTGTCTCAGTGAGTTCCTTCCATGCTTTAAGTTCAGTGTAAGTAATCGGGTTAGGGCCAGAGAAGCCAGCAG